GACAAGGGGTACTAACCTCTTGTAAATTAATACAAGGTTAGTGCCTTATGCCCAATTTTAAGATCGTGAAGCGAAAATTAAAAGAGTTAACGTTGCTCGATATTAACAAAACATAATTTCATTAATAGCAAAGATAACAATACATAATTTAAATTCACTGCTTAAAACAGAAACTTCTAATTGCTCCGTCTCTTTTCTGAGCGGTATTCCTAAGAATAACACAGCAATAATAAGTGTAGTCGATAATCCTAAACCTATCTGCTTCTCCTGTAGTCATTAGAGTTTGTAGTTGTTGAGTGGATGTAACCTGTGATAATGTGATATCAGTTACGACTTCACGAGGTTCATCTTCTGTTTCCATGTCCCTGGATCCGCCTTGACTTGAGGTCGTGGTGGTTGAGGACGGCTTACTTCTTTTCTTCGAAGTTTCGTGACCTGTAGATGTGAAACGAGTAAGGTTTACTTTCTCTTCAGCATAGGTTCGAACTTCAGCGCTTCCGCGGAAGCGGCGTGCAGATACGCGTTCCATGTTCTGCCATGGTACGTTAGCTGGACGGATGAAATTTGGAAAGTATTGCCAATCATCAATGTCGCAAGGGCCCATAAGTGGAGTAAGTGCCTCTCCAATTATGTGTGGTGCAATCAAATCCTCCATAGAGTAGTTGCCTTCTGAAGGAAACCAAGCATATGCTTGTTGTTGTGCGCCTACCTGGTGCCAGTCGAGTAACCATCCTGGTCTGCCGAGAGTGTCGGTAACTAGGGGCTCAACTCTCCATCTGGAGCCCGGTGCTTTCATACGATCCATGATCGAATAAGCAAAGTCAGCATCTCTATCCCATGTAGCTTCTGTGAGGCCGAAGGGGTTAGGGTTGGTGATATTCATATTTGTTGCAATCCTCGGTATGTATATACAATCTTCGAGTGCGAGTTTGATATGAGTGGGGCGAATGATAGCATTCAAGTGAACAAGAAGTGCATCATATTCATGCAAAATGTGAGCTGCGTGTGCATGATAGTACTGTGTAAATGCAGTACCTGAGACCTTTTCAACAGCGTTTCTGACAGAAACGTAAAGGTCAAAGAACCAGCATGAGATATACGCGTGGGCTGCGTTTTCCCATTGTCTCTCACGAATGCCAACTGCGGTTGTGAAACCGTCGATTGAACGTCGGAGGAATTCCCAGTTCTGTTTAAATAACTTACCGTAGATTTCGATAAGTTTGTTGAATAAAGCTTGCGTCCTTAACACAGCATATCTTCTATGCTTGGGTGGACGGTCTCTTACGTATCCAATTTCGTAGTCATCGGCGAGGTAGTCGGCGATTCTTGAAATCTCGGATTTGTAGGAGGGTGGCTTTTGCGTTATAGGGGGCGTAGCTGCCGGTAATTGGTCAGTCTTGTCTTGTGTAGACTTAGTAGTTGGTGTGTCACTAACTGGTGTCGCCATATTATAAACGTCTTAGGTTAAATTTTAATAACTTTCTTTGGTCACAGTGATCTCTCGATACTGTGATCAGAAAATTCT